GCTGTCAAAGCGGTCATTGATGGAAATAAATCGAACCCCGTAGGTCGGAAACACCAGTTCCAGGTATCTGCCTGCGTCCAGATAGTTTCTGGCAAAACGAGAAAGGTCACGGACGATAATAGTTCTGACCCTGCCTCGGAACACAAGATCGATCAGTTCTTTTGCGCCTGGCCGATTCATATTGGTTCCGGAATAACCATCGTCGACGATTTCCTTAAAGGACATTGGGTCCATACCCATACTCTGAATATAGTGATGGATACAGGTTCGCTGAGAATGGATACTGCAGCTCTCTGTTTCGGTGCCGTCTGTAACATCACCATCTTCTTTAGACAGACGAAGGTAGTAAATGTCGTATAGATCAAACCGCATCTTGCTCAACTCCTGCCAGGTGTAAGAAATACTTCAGCTCCTTAAAGGGATCCGCATAAGAAAGATGGACTTTGATGCTGCGGTCAGATCGAACTTCAATGCGCTCGATCAGCAGATCAATCAGTTCCCGATCAACGGTGAGCTGATTTGCATATCGGTTGATAGCACCCAGCCAAACACCAGAAGAAGCCAGGGCACCATTAAGAGCATTCTGATCACTCAAGGCTTTGGCTTCCTCTTCCACCCAATGTGCAAGCTCTTCCTCGTAATTGCGCTTGAATTCCTCATATTCACTTCTATCGATGAGCCGCTCGGTGAGATCAACAAGCAATCGCTTAAGCCGACCTTCGATGTACCTGCGTTTGGTGACCGCAGAGTAGTACCGGGTGGAGGCATTCTCGATGAATGCTTTTACGGACGGCATGTTCTGAATCCTGGTAGCCATCGTTTTCACATTGACTGCCAGCATCATCTGCTGATTCAATAGTCTTGTGATAACAGCCATAATATCATCCTGCCGCACATAATGCTTGGAGCATTTGGTTTTCGATGAATAGCGGTAATTATTGCACTGATAGAAGATCCAGTTTGGAACATTGGGCCTGTCCCGGGCAGCGCCTTTATTCGCGGACATCATGGAGCCGCAGTCTGCACAAAACACCTTGCCGCGAAACAGGTCACGGTAATCTACGGAAGGTGGTTCCATAGGCTGGAAGTTTTCGCGCTTTTCTGCCTCAGCTTGAGCAACCTTCTGGACTGCATCAAACAATTCCTTGGAGATTATGGCGGGATGTGCATTCTCAACGATCTGCCACTCTTCTCTGGATCTCTTTGTTTTCTCCTTGCCATAGCGATCGCTTTTGATTTTACCGTGCACACGGTTGCCGATATAGACCTCATCGCAAAGCATCTTCCGGATGGTTCCTCTAACCCAACTTGAGTTTACATAACGCTTCGACATGGTGATCCCACGATCATAGCGAAGCTTGCCGGGGCTAGGAATTCCTTCTTCATTCAGCACTCTCGCAATTCCATTCAGGCTTTTTCCCTCAGCGCGCATTTGGAACATGCGCCGGACAATTGGAGCAGTCTCCTCATCAATGTCATAGGTGCCTGCTTCCGGATTGCGGATATACCCATATGGAATGCTGCTGACAGAAGGCAGAAATTCTCCGGAATTGATCTTTGCATCAATACCTGTGCGGATCTTCTTCGCAATGTCCTTGACGTAATAGTCGTTTATGAACATCTTCAAGGGCAAGGTCAACGCGACGGCATCGGCATCAGGCTTTGCGCTGTCATAGTTGTCATTAATACAGATCAGTCTGACATCCATTTCCGGAAATGTCTTCTCTACGAGGGTACTGGTCTGGAGGAAGTGTCTTCCCAAACGGGAGATATCCTTTACGATCACACAGTTGATACGACCCTTCTTGAGGTCTTCCATCATCCTCTTAAAGCCCGGCCGTTCATAGTTCATACCGGTGTAACCGTTGTCGGAATATGTGTCGACAAGCTTGATATCGGGATGCTGATCCAAATGGTGCAGTGCAATCTTCTTTTGATTCGCAATGGAGTTTTCCAGTTCAGATGTGCCGTCATCATCGGAAAGACGGCCATAGATACCTGCCAGATAGCATGTTGCAGCAACGCTCGCTACGATGGCGGCAGGGTTTACACGACTCTTTCTGGCCATTTATGATACCTCCAATCTATCTGCTTTCATGGCCTCGAGATAGAACTGAATCTCATCTCGAAAGTTAAATTCTATTCTCACATGCTTGTCATCATGGACATAGACTTTGTCCACCAGGGTCACAATGACTTCACGGCTCAGCTCCTCAAGGCCCTGGAATTTCACAAACAGGCTGAGCCAACTGTTATCGGTTTGGGTATTCTCAATTGCTTCCTCTTTGGCTGCAGTGAGATTCCGCAGTGCCGCTTCAGCTTCCGAAATCAGATGCTTGTATTCTGCGTGCATGCGGTCATACTCCTCACGGTCAATCAGGTCATTGCAAAAAGCCTCATACAGCTTTCTGCGGAAATCATAGTACTCATCCAGCTCCTTTTTCTTCTGGAGGATGGACACATCAAGGCGGCTGATCTTGGCTTTCCAAACATCGGAATTGCCGACCTCCTTGATCAGGGCATCCAGTTCGGCAACAACATTGACCTGATGCGCAATAGCATTCATGACAATCGTCTCCAGCTTATTGCATTCGATGCTATGACCGGAGCAGCCAAGCCCCCTTTTATAGCCGGAACACACGTAGTAGCTGAACTTCTTGCCGGATCTGGTTACGGTTCTTTTGGTCATCAGGCGTCCGCAATCCGGGCAGTACAATACACCGGATAGGGGCATGACTCGATCGATGCTCGGAGATGATCTGGTATCCCGGTCAAGCATGACCTGAATCAGCTCAAACAGAGTGGGGTCAATGATTGCAGGGTGATTGTTCTTGACAACAGACCATTCCGACTCTTTTCGTGTCCGAATAACCTTAACTTTGAAGTTAGGGGTGCCGCGTTTTCCTTGGATTAGAACGCCGGCATAAAGTGGGTTTCGCAGGATACGAGTCACCTGAAAGTGCGTCCATTTTGCTTCTCCCGAGGAGGAGTAGCCGGTCTTATAGTTAAGACCCAAAGAACGCTTATACTCTGCAGGGGGTAAGATCATCTCCTCATTGAGATAATCCGCAATGAAATACTGGCTGTAGCCTTTCAGCCACAAAGAAAAAATGCCCCGCACGACGGAGGCTGCGTACTCATCCAGAATCAGCTTGTGCTTGTCTTCCGGAGATTTGCAGTATCCATAGCTTGCGAAGGCACCGAGATACTCACCATTGCTGCGCTGGATCCGAAACTGTCTTCTCAGTTTCTTGGATAAGTCACGGCAATAGGACTCATTCATTATATTTTTAATTGGAATCAAGATATCGTTTCCGTCGTTCTCGACCTGGCTGTCAACATCATCGTTGATTGCGATGAAGCGAACGCCTAAATCCGGGAAAATGGAATCGATCAGGTTGCCGGTGGATATATATTCTCTACCCAAGCGGGAAAGATCCTTGACAATGACGCAGTTAGCCTGTCCGGACTGAATTGCGTCGAGCACTTTTTGGAAGCCGGGACGATCAAAGTTCGTACCGGTATAACCATCGTCAAAGGCTTCATCTACTAAAATCAAATTGGGGTGATTGTTGATGTATGCCTGGATCAGTTTCCTTTGGTTAGCAATGCTGTCACTTTGTTCATGCTTATTCCGATCTTGCTTGGAGAGCCGATAATACGAAATAACATAGAAGCATTCTTCTTCAGGAAGAGATGCTGTTACCTCTGGAATCACGGTACCACTCCTTTTGGATTAAGATTTCACAGGAAATCCTAATAATCCACCAGGGCTGAATCAACCAGACCAAAGACCAAGTTGGCTGATTCATACGAACATTTGTCCGTTATTCCATTGTCCTTATTATGCATTATTTTGCGGACAATGTCAAGCACCTGGGGCTTATTTCCTAGATTTACCTGTGGTGGGGTCAATGCAATTTGCATAGGCAGAAAGCCTGTCCTGGAGACTGGTCTTTGTGTCTGCGTATGCGATCTCAACAACGATTCCGTTGTCGAGGTAGCAGTAGGGGTTGCCTATCTGCTGAATAAAAGTCTTGAGCCTTTCACGGCATGGTTTTGAGGTGTCGATCACAACATCCTGGATATTCCGGAGCTGGCTGGAATCGATGCCTGGTTTGTTTTGAGTTTCCATAGTAGTCTCCTTCGCTTATGGGGAAAGTATTGCCAAAACTGGAAAAGAATAAACATTGATATCTAAACAGCTCTGCCCTTCAAAAGAAAGGCAGAGCTGCATAGTTGTATTGGCGGGGATGCCTTTACGAAAGATTGCCATTTTCGACAAAATCCGCACTCGACTTTAGAGTGCGGATTCAAGACTTCACTTGATTTTTCGTAAGCTGATTCAGACGGCGGCGGGCAAAGCCGCTCCATAGGAATAAGTGCCTCCCCCCATTCTCATGACGGGGCGACCCACAGTGTGACCCATGGCCATCGCAAGTATCATCATTCTCCGCATATAATTCATGGCCGCACAGCGTTGCCAGTGCTGCTTGCAGTGTAAGTTTAGTCGCTCCACCCGGTATGGAACCTCCTTATGTCCCCGGTGTATCGTGGCGCACCCACTATCTGGCTCGTCATATGCAGAACGTATCTGATAGCCCTATTCAATTGTGGTACACCCGGCTGTCTGCCGGTGGGAATCCTCCAGAGGAAGAGGACTCCCACCGACCGACACCCTTATTTGGGTTTCGGTCTTTCGAACAGGCAATACCACAAAGCGCTGTGGTGTCACTGCTCATTCGGCTCACCTGCAGGGGGCTGCTTTGTCAGATCGTAAGCCATAACAATCTGCATAAGGAGCTTTGCTTCCAGCTGTGCCTTCACATCTTCGTTGATTACCTCATAAGGCCGGCCATGAGCATCGACTCCCTCTTCTTTGGAAAGTTTTGCGATAAAGGGAGCGTAGTGGTTCAGGATCTTTTCCAGTGCGTCGGGGTCCCCGGCCTTTGCTGCTACGATCGTATCGAACGGAATTTTAGTATTCTTCTGCATTGAGCCGTGCCTCCATTTCTTCTTTCAGTCGCTCCATAGCCTTTCGTCTCCGGTATGCTACCGTCGGATTGCTGATCTTCAGGATCTTAGCAATCTGCGTGTCGTTATAGCCGCCAAAGAAGGAAAGCAGCAGAACATTCCGCAGACTTGGAAGAATGTACTGCAGAGCTTCGCCCACGAATTCCTTCGTAACGGTTATTTCGATATCCTTCACATAGAAGACTTTGTGGTATGTGCTGTATGTATCGTCTTCTGATGGCAGGAGCCAAGCCATGTCTTCCGCTGTTCCTGCTGTTATTTCCCGGTCCCGCTGTTTGTTGATTGCCCGCCATGCGTTCTTGGCTTCATTCTTCAACAGTGTTTTGCAGAACTGATCGAAGTTGTTCACATGGAACTGTTCAAAGTCACTCATATACATTCCTCCTTCGTGCTTCAATTACTAATTACAAC